GACGTCGAGAGCCGTCAACATCCCGTCGGACCAGACGTTCACGGCCGGGTGCATGTCGGCGAGGACCTGCTCCCAGACCGTCCAGTTGTTCTCGGTGCCTTCGAGGTACGCCTGGAGAATGCGGGCATGCCACGCGTCGGACGCGTCGACCTCCTTGAGGAGCGGACGGCCGTCCGCAGCGTCGAGGAACCGGGCGACGAGCACGAGCACCTTCCGGGCACGGTCGTCGGCGACGAACGTCGCCGCGTAGTCGTCGACCATCGCGACGAGCCGGTCATCCATCGCCGCGCAGCGCGAGGACGTCGCGGACGTAGTTGACGGCGGCGGCATGGCCGAGTTCGGCGGCGTGCCGGGACGGCCACCGGCGGCACGTCTCGTGCAGTTCGTCGTCCGTGTCGTACTCGATGTCGCGGTTGTCGAAGATCATCGTCTCGAACATGAGCGGCTCACCGTGGCCGAACGAGTAGTCGAGGCCGAGCCACACCGTCGACACGAGGTAGCCGCCGATCTCGGTGCGGCCCACGAACCGGCGGTCATCGTTCCAGCCGCGCTGGACGAGATCGACCCACTCGTGGAACGTGCAGGGCTGGCCGTCGAAGTCGTAGTGCCGCGGGCCGTCGCTCACCGGCTGCGTGCGATCCCCGCCCGCTTGAGGACCTCGGCCGGGACGCCCATCTCCCGCAACGCCGCGTACGAGAAGTGCTTCGCGTGGCAGTACGCGGCGCCGTTCGCGACGAACCACTCCTCGGCCTCGGTCGGTCCCGTGCCCGCTTCGCGCAACCACTCGACCGCGACTTGCATGTCCATCACCCGCTGCCGGTAGTGCAGTTCCTTGAGCGGTGAGACTCCCGCCTCGATCCGGCGTTGCAGTTCGACGATCGCCTTGTCGACGACATCCGGATCGTCAGACGTCGGTGGGAAGCCCGGCAGGCGACCGATACCGACGTTGCTCGACTCCGGGATCGTCCGCACTTCCTGGAGGTACCGAGACATCATCTTCCCGGCGACGAGGTTGCCGTTGTCGTGACCGTTGCGCTTACGAGGACTCATGACGCCTTCCTTCGAGAGCCGTTCGAGCGCGCCTTACGTTGTGCGCGCAGTCGCTTCACGTAGTCGAGTCGGAGATCCTGCGTCGACGGTGACTCGACGCCAGCGAGCCGGTAGCCGTCGGGGTACACGTACCGTTGCGTCGAGATCTCACCGAGACCGTCGATCGTCACGTACCGGCGGGTCGTGCAGCGCGTGCACCGCAAGCAGAACGTCCGGCCCCAGTTCGGCCCCTGGTACTCGTGCGCGGCGGGGGAGTAATCCTCCATCGCGTGTGAGCGGAGCATCCGGCACAGCCGGTACTCGATGGGCGGCAGGGCGCTCACGCATCGACCTCCACGCGTGCACCGTTGTACGCCGCGACCGCACGCAGGAGCGGCACCGTGTGTTCGGCGCACAGTGCCCACTTGCCGGACGTGCACAAGACGGTGAAGTCAGAGCGTTCAGCGCACGCGATGCCCCCGGCGCCGTTCGAGCATCGGCCGCTCCAACTCACCGGCTGCTTCTTCGGATCGAAGTCGTTCTGCTCGTACAGCTTGAGGGAGATCAGTTCCGGGACCTTCATTAGCCTCTCCTGCTTCGTGGTCGAGCCACTGCTCGATGCGGACGGCACCACCGAGCAGGATCAGCAGGATGAGCATGATGAACAGCGCGTAGACGATGAGCCACACGCGTTCGACGGTAGGCAGCCGGAGCGGCTGCCGTCGTCATTGGTTCCTGCCGATCTGCTCCGTAGTGAAGTGGAAGATACCTCACCCGGTTACCCTTCGGGAACCTGCCAGGCGATCACGCCGTACGGCACCTTGTCGGACACCTCGATCGTCGCATCGTCAAGCGGATGTGAGCGCGACACGAGCACGCCGTACTCGCCGGACTGGAGGGCCGCTTCGCACGCTTCCTCCAGCCGCCGGTGGAAGTCTTCGGACTTCACGTTCACGTAACGCTCGAACGGGTCCATGTGCGTAGCTCCCGGCGTAGGACGTTCCCGATCATGAGTTGGTCGCGGGCCATCTGGTCGTTCGCCAGTGCGAGTCCGGCGAGCCACGAGCCGACCGAGAACGACGAGCGGCAGAGTTGGCAGAGCATGAGCGGCTCGGTGCCGGGACCGACGCCGAAGTTGTCCGGCTCCCGTTCGGTGATCCAGCCCGGCTCGGTCGTCTCGAAACCGCAGAACGCGCACTCGACGTCGGCGTCGAGTTCGATGTGCGCGAGACGGATCTCGGCGATCATCTGCCCGACGTCCGCGAGTGCGCGTTCGTAGCAGTTGAGGCACAGCCACTCCGGCGGGTCACCGAAGCCGACCGTGGCCGGGTGCTCGTGGCACCGCTCGCAGGGACTGTCCGTCGGGATCACGCCGCGACCGGTGCGACCGCAGCACGCAGGTGGGCGAGGACCTCCTCGTGCGGCAGGTCCGTCCAGGCCAGCGCCTCCTTCAGCGGGACGCTGATCCCCCCGACGACCGCGCTGCCGCGGGCGATGAGGTCTCGGCCGTAGGCGGAGCCGTGCTCCGAACATCCGGCCCAGGGCGGGACGAACAGCACCGACGAGACGATGTCGTCGCCGTCTTCGTCGTCGTACTCGTAGACGAGCCAGACAGCCTCATGCGTCGCCTCCATGCCCGGAAGCTGGAACGTGCCGAACACCGCCAGCGAGCAGGTGTTCGACGACGGCGGGACCTCAGCGAGGCGTTCCTTCGTCAGTTCCGTCACCTCCGGATACTGGGCGCGAACCTCCTCGACCTTCAAGCGCAGATGGTCGACCTTGTTGTAGCCCGCCGCCACGTCGAGGACGTGGTCGAGGTTGAGGCGGTAGCCGTACTTGCGGCTGCCCTTCGACATGAACAGCCACTGGCCGGTGTCCGGCTTGAGGACCGGCTTGCCTTCCCACGCGAAGATCATCGGCGCGCCGAGCATGTTGTCGGCAGCCATGAGCAGCGTGACCGGCTTCCCGGCGTTGGCGCTCAGGTCGAACTCCAGGTTGCCCTTCTTCAGTTGGTCGGCGACCGCTCGGACGACGGCCTTCATGCCCGGCTCGCCTTGGATGTTGACGCGGGTCGCCGTGAACCCGGACGTACTCGTCGGCTCCGCGTACTTGGTGACCGAGGTCAGTAGCTCGGTCCGGCCCTTGTCGCTCACGTCGCTCCTTCCAGCGGCTTGCACTCAATGAGGATCTGCAACTTCTGGGCGCAGCGACGGCAGATCGGGACGTCGCCGAGCACGGGGTGTTCGATGAGCGCGAAGGCCGGTTCGTCGCAGAGGACGAACCATTCGCACGTCGGGGGCATCGGGTCTCCTGTCATAGTTCTAGTGTAGCACATCGTATTCGGTTGGGAGCCGGGCCGACGGTGAGGCACTTCCGGCTCCCGCTGTCGTGCGCCCGCGCCATCCATGTCGCGGTCCGCCGAGACACCTCTCGGCTCAGGCGATGCTCCAGGCACCGACCGTGTTGCCGTTGACGTCGAGCAACGTGCCCTGGTACTTCACGCCAAGGGAGATCCCGTCGAGCGTGTCGCCCAGGCGATGCAGGATGCGGGTGATCTCGTCGTCGGCGTCGAACGCCGCGTTGTCGAGATCGAGTTCGACGATCAGCTTCATCGGGTCACCGCCACGGCTCGGATCTCGCCGACGTTCCACCCGAAGCTGGCCCAGCGGGCCGCGGTCGGCTGGCGGTTCGAGCGCAGCCGGATCGTGCGCGGCTTCAGGTACTCGGCCCGGTTCGTGCCGCTCGGGCGCGGCGGGTCGAACAGGTGGATCTCCGCCTCGTAGGCGGGCCACGCCGTGTCGTAGCGGAGCATGTCGAGCGGGAACTCGCCGTGCCCGCTCACCTCGTACTCGTAGGTGGTGATCTTCGCCAACTCAAGCCTCCAAGCCATCGACGAGGTCCTGGGCGTCATTCACGACGGACTCCAGGTACTCGTTCGGGGGGGTCTCGTCATCGCCGAACGCGTCCGGTGAGAACGAGCGCAGGTCATCCGCCCAGCGTTCGAGGGCGTCGATCTTCTCCTGGATCTGCTGGGCGACGTCGCCTTCCTGGAGGTTGTACGGGATGTTGTCGAACCCGTCCTGGTAGTCGTCCCGGCAGTCGTCGCCGGTCTGCGCGCAGTCGTCGAGGATCGAGCGGATGTCGTCCACGACGCTGTCGACGTCGTCGGCGTCGACGTAGAGGTCGAGCGCGCCGAGCGCGTCGGCCGCGTCTTCCTGTCCGGCCATCGCCGTCGCCAGCTTGGAGCCAGTCATCTCCGACGGGCGCCAGCGCGGGCAGTCGCCGCACCGGTACCGCTTCGGGCCGTAGCGCGGCTCGATATAGCGGTAGGTCATGCCCGGCTCGATCTCCGCGCCGCACTTCTCGCAGCGGCGGGAGAACTTCGACTTGCGGGCGCAGTCGACGGTGTTGATACGCACTTCAGGCTCCGGTCATGCCGAGGAAGTCGGAGTCGTCGCGAGCATCCTCGGCGTGCTCGCGGCAGAGGTAGGTGGTGACGACGATCCGGCGTTCGGTGCCGGGGCCGTCGGTGTCGTAGTCGTCGAAGGCGACCTCGAACTCGACTGGTTCGGTGCAGCCCTTCTCGGTGCAGTGGTCGGGGAGTCGGCGGTACCTCATCACGGTCCTAGTGTAGCACATCGTACTCAGGTCAGGCGAGACGATGCCGGAGACCGACCCGACGCCAAGCAGGCTCCCGAGCCCACCGGCGCATGCGAGTCGGCCGGGACATCGCCGTCACGGAAGTCGACGATCACGGTCCGGCCCGAGCCGCCCACCCGCTTCACGTACTCGCGGCCCGCCGTAGTCGGCGAGTCGGTGCGCTTCACGATGAACGGCTTGTCGTCGTCGAAGATCTTGAACACGACGAACCGGCGGCTCGACGCGGTCGAGAACTTGTAGCCGTCGTGTTTCACGGTGCGGACACTCACTTGGGTTCCCCCTTCACGTAGACGTAGCCCCCGGCCCGGCGGGCCGAGAACGTGGCGTGCTCGTCGTCGTGGACGACGTGCCAGTCCTGCCACTCGTCGTGGCGCTCGCGCGCGACCTTGGGCAGCAGCTTCAGTAGCTCGCCGAGCGGGAGGGACTTCTGGAGCGCGTCGAGGACGGCTTCCTTCTCGTCCGGGCTGTCGGCGATCACTTCTTGGCGGTCGGGTGGCAGGTCGACCCAGTCGCCGTGGTCGATCGTGCGGGCTTGCCAGTGGGCCATGTCAGGCTCCTGTCGGTTGGATGCGGACGGGGACACCGTCGGAGTTGCGGAACAGCTTCTCGGCGGCGTCGACGGCGGACTCGCGCTTGTCGCGACGGCGGACGTCGGTCACCAGCGGTTCCTCGGCGGCGATGAAGCCACCGTCGGCGGTACGGATGCCGTAGGTCGACACGAGCCGATAGCCGTCGTAGCCGATGTATCCGGCGGAGACGTGGAGTTCGGGGTCGCCGACGGCGATCTCGTCGGCCGCTTCGGGGTAGTCGGCGTTGTAGGCGAGCGCGGCGGCTCGGATCTGGCTCGGGGTCACGATGCCTCCTCGGCCTCGTTTGCGGCTGCTTCACGTGCACGCTTCTCGGCGTAGGCGACGCAGAACAGGAACACGGTGCCTCCTTCAGGGGCGGGGACTCTCACGAGACCTAGTGTAGCATACCTTACGACACCGTGCGTACTCGGAAGTCCGTCCAGCAGTCCGGCTCCCACCAGAGGACCGTGATCACGACGTCGAGTTCCTCGCCCCGGCCGATCACCAGCAGCAGCCGGTCGTCGACCGCCGGGGACCGGACGAAGCTGCGGCCCGGCGGATGGTCGGCCTGCAAGCACGGCCACGCCACCTCGCGCTCGCGGGCGATGCGCTTCACGACTTTCGTGCGGACGTCCATCTCCGCGCACCGGTCACGGGCGTGCGGGGTCAGAACCACCTTGTGCTCAGGCATCGAGCCGCTCCCATGCTCCGGCCTCGGCCACCCGGCGCGTGACGTCGAGGACCCAGATCTCCTGCCACATCTCGCCGCGGGGCGTGAACACCCACCGGCGGGTCTGCTCGTGCTCGTTGCGGACGTAGACCGTGATGTGCTCGAACAGGGCCGTCCGGCGGGCACGCTTGAACGCGGCAGGCCGCGTCGCGAACGTGCCGACCGACCGGCGGACCTGGCCCGGCTCGTCGGTGTACGCCTTCCAGGGACGGGGCCGTCGGTTAGCCATCGAGGCGCTCCCATCCGAACCGGGCGCAGTACCAGCGCGACGGCTCCTCGGACGGGTACGTGACCGTCACCCGGTCACCGACCGAGAGGGACCGGCGCCCTTCCAGCAGGTCCCATCGCTCCCGGCTCGACCCGCGGTTGAGGAACGCGAAGACTTCTTCGAGCACGACCTCGGCGTCGTAGACATCGGTCTCGAACTCGAACTCCAGCGGCTCCTCGTACCGGGACGCCGGGAGCGCCTCCCAGTCCTGGTAGTCGACCTTCACCTGCACGACCGTCATGCGGCCACCTCCTCCTTCTCCTTGGACGGGACCTCACCGCCGGTGAGGATGAAGTTCGCGGCCTTCGTCGCCAGCCCGGCCGCACGGGGCAGGGCCGTCGGGTCCGACCGCAGCTTCGACAGCCAGCCCTTCACGTAGACCGCGTGGTCCGGGCGAGGCTCGGGCGAGATGCCGACCGCGGCGCAGACCATCGCCGCCGTCAACTCCGCGACGAGTTCCTCGAACGCGTAGTCGTCCGATCCGGCCCACCCGTACTTGCGGGCGAGGCGGGATTCGTGGCCGGTCCAGTGGCCGACCTCGTGGAACTTCGTGGCGTAGTAGCCCTCGGTCGAGTGGAACTGGTCTCGGGGCGGCAGGACGATCACGTCGATGACGGGCGCGTAGTAGGCCCGGTCGCCGTGGTGCTCGACCCGCGGTGCGAGCGCCTCGATCAGTGCCTCGGCATGGTCGAGGACCTCGGCCCCGGCCGCTTCGGCGGGCGGCGGCGTCCACGGCACCTTGCCGGACGCGACCCACTTCTCGTCGGAGCGGGGTTCGACCTGCTCGTAGGAGAAGACCGAGAACCCTCGGCCCGCGACCCGGCGTCGGCCGTTGTCGTCGAGGACATCCTCGTAGGCGCCGGTCGCCTTGTTCTTCCGGGTGATCGGCCCCCAGAACATGCCGGGCGTGGCGGTCTCACCCTTCTTGACCTGGAGGCCCAGGTCCTGCCACTGGTTGTAGGTCGCCCACCACGGGAGGTGGGAAAGCAGCAGCCAGTTCATGCCCTTGTACGTGGCGCCGGTGCGGGCGTTTTTCGCCTGCCCGAGCGAGTACCAGGGCAACTCCCACTTGCCGTTCGCGGTCCCGGCCTCGATCGCATCGGCGATCTGGTCGGAGACCTTCTTGCACAGATCCGCGTATTTCACGGTGCCCTCCTTCCGGACGTGTAAGAGTGTAGCACACCTTGCGACGCTGAAGTCAAGGTGATACACTAGCCGTGCGGCGGGAGAGGCCCGCCGGGGAAGTCGGGCCGTGATCAGCGGCCCGGCCCCGAACCCTTGAGGAGAACGATGGCTACGAAGGTGAAGCCCGTCTGCCGCTCGTGCGGTACGGGCGTCGAATGCTTCGGTGACCTCTGCGACGACTGCTTCCTCGACGAGTACGCCGAGGGTGACGGCAGCCCGTCGCTGGCGAAGCTCGACGAGTGGGCGCTCGTGAACGCCGCCGACCCGGAGTACGTGCGATGACCGATGAACTCAAGGCGGCGGTGAACGCCGCACTCGATGAGGCCGTCGAAGACGGCTACGCCAAGGCCGAGGCGCTGTACGGCGCCGAATACGCCACCTACCTGCGCGAGCACGATGCGGAACTCGCGGCGAAGGGCTACAAGCCCACGCCGTGGCCCCTGTCGCTCCAAGGAAACGAGGGAGAGTGAGAGTCCGACTGTCCGGTGACGGCGCGACCGTCGAGCAGATCCGTTCGCTCGCCGCCGCGTGCTCGCGAGCCGGTATCCGTCAAGCCGTCAAGGTCGGCTGCGACGGGCCGGAGAAGTTCAGCTTCGAGACCGAGATCCTCACGCCGAACCAGTTCGCGACCGTTGCGGCCGAACTTGTGAAGCACGAGGGTGAGACCCTCGCGTCGATCATCGACGCGCTGAAGGAGGCGTCGTGACCACGAGCGAACCGGCCCCGATCACGGTCGAGGCGATGACGTTCGGCAACGATCTCACGGACGCGATCCCGCTCGACCTGTCGGGCTGGATGGTCCGGCAGGGCAACGAGGTCCTGTTCGTGTCGTTGTCGCAGGCGGCGTGCGATGCGTTCGTGCAGACCGTGCAAGGCGTGCAGATCCCGCCGCCGATCATCCAGGGCGACCCGCTCCTCTGAGCTACGCCAGGTCGAGCCGATCGTCGTCCTCACGAGCGCACGCGTCCTCGAATGCGGACGCGTCCCAGAACGGCACCAGCGCGTCCTCGAACAGGGTTAGCAGCAGATCCGGCGGGAGCGCATCGAGTTCCGCCTGCCGGAGCCGTCCGTACTTGCCGAGGAAGTGCTTTGCCCGCGAGTCCTTCGTCTGATCCGGGTCGGTCTTCTCCGGCGCGACAGACTCCGGCACCTGGTACTCGGCGACTTGTTCGGCGGTGAGCGCGACCCGGATGACCTTGTCGAAGCAGCCGGTCCGGACCTCGAAGTCGCGGGCCAGATCCTCGCCCGACGGGTCGAAGTCCGTCGCGAGGAGCAGGATCGCCCGCCGGTCATCGCGGCGGGCTTCGACGTCACGGACGACGTCGTCGACGAACGTCTGCGACGAGTAGCCGCCGAGCGGCAGGATCGGGATGCCACGATCGCCGAACCGGTCGAGGAGCAGCGTCGACAGCGCGTGCTTCTCGATCGAGAGGTACACGGCGTACGGCTGACCTTCGGTCCGGTCGATCCGGTAGTGCTCGGCGAGCCAGTCCTGGGCGTCGGTCGGGTCGGCCCACGTCTGGTAGCGGACGATCTCGCGGGTGAGGTCGGCGAGGTCGGGGAACGCTCCGGCCCGGCGGGCGATCGCGGTGACCTCGGACAGGCGCCGGTAGCAGTACGTCGAGTTGTCGATGAGCGCCTCGACGACGAGCCGGTAGAACAACTGCCGGAGCGTGACCGGCAGTTCGTACGAGTCGACGATCGCCTTGGCCCGTGCGACGATCGGCTTCCATGAGCGCCGCGGCACGGCACAACCTCCTGGCGTTAGTGCAGTAGATCGTACCGCGCCGCGGTGGTACGCTCGCTACGGCGTGCTGGAGTCGATGACGCTGATCGCGTAACCGATGTCCCGCTCGATCCCACCGAGCGTGTGATCGAGGAACTGCGGGACGTCAGCGGGCCACCGAGCCTGAGCCGCTCGGGCACGCGTCATCTCCGTACGGCACCGAGTGAGCAGGTCCTGGAGGCGCTTCTTCGACCACAGGGCCTGCTCACTCCAGTAGTCCGGCAGGTAGTGGATGTGGGACGGACGGCCCCGACGGCCCGTCATCTCGTGCTCCACCGCCAGCGGCTGCTTCTTCGTCTCCTGCAACTGGTGATTGATGAAGGCGAGACCGGCCTGCACCTGGCAGTGCGTCAGCCCGGTGTTGGCAGCCAGTTCCGGCTTCGTGCGTCCGTCTGCGCCTGCGACTTCGAGTTCGGCCCAGACGGCTGCTCCGGCGTGTTCTCTCCGCATGTGCGGCTCCTTCTACTGGTTCGACAGGAACTCCTCGACCTCCTCTCCGAGCGATGCGGCCCGGCGGGCCTTCGCGACTTCCTTCAGCCACTCGACCGACGACTCCAACCAGCGGATCTCCTGGCGGAGGTCGTTGCGCTGCAACTCGGGCAGCGGCGGCAGCGAGTGGAGGATCTTGAGCGCCTGGTTCAGCTTGTGCCGGGCGGTGCCGACGAGGACCGTGGCGCGGACGTAGTCGTGGACGTCGGCGATCCCGCCGGACGACTCGAACTCGTTGCGCTCGTGCTCCTCGCGTTCCTCGGCTTCCTTCTCGATCCGGGCCTTGATGAGCGCCATGTCGGTCGTCGGATCGTCGACGAGGTCGCGGGCGATGTCGGGCCGGTCTTCGATCAGCCGGGCCGCGACCGTGCGCGCCGCTTCGTCGGACAGGTTCTGGGCGAGGACTTCGGCGTCGAGGTCCTGCCGGTCGATCGACCGGCAGATCGCGGCTTCGTCCTTCTCGACGTACCGCTTCTTGCGCTGCTCGTCGCCGTGGTCCTGCCAGTCGAGGTCGAGCGGCAGGGTGAGGGTCTTGCCGGGTTCGGCGGCACGAGCACCGGCGTCGCGCATCGCTCGGTCCCACTGGCTCCGGTAGAAGCGGACGGTGTCCTGCGATCGGAGACCGCTGATGCCCTGCTCGCTGAACTCCTTCACCGACAACTTCACGGATTGTCGTGAGGTTCGGGGACCACCGCGGCCCGGTTCGGTGAAGGCCCAGACGATCGCCGCTCGCTCCCACTCCTTCGCCGTGACCAGCCCTTCGAGGTTGCCGAGCGCCTGCTTCGCCGCCGTCCACGTCGGCGGGATCATGACCCTGCCCATGCGTCTCCTTCCATCCGTGAGTTAGTGCGGTGCAGCGTACGTCGACGTTCCCTCGCTGTAAATGGGCAAATCTCACGGAACGTCGGCGTCTTTGCACGAACAACCACGTATAGTGACATCACGTACGTGTACGTGGATCACGCTGCGTGGGAGTCGATCGTGCGACACTGCTCGGATGCCCGACTATCGCCAGTGCACGTTCGACGGTGACGGTTCGCACGGCCCGGCCGAGGAGTGGTTCGAGGTGACCGGCTGGGTGAAGAAACGCCGCGAGGGCGGGACCCACGCGATCGTGTGTGAGGAGCCGACGGGCCGGTGGGCGTGCAACGACTGCATCTCGAAGTTGCGGTCCGGGTTGTCGCCGGGGCAGACCTCGCTCCCGATCTGACGCCGGGTGTGCTACACTAGCGGCCATGTATCGCACAGCCGCACAACGTGAGCGCGCCGAGAACATCGAGCGAGCCGCTCGTACCGAGAGTCCCGTTACAAGTGAGCGAGCCGCGTTCCGAGAGAGCACCGATGAACAGGAGCGATGCTCCGGCTCCGGCCTCGCCATCGGCTACACGCCGTCGTCCGGCCTCGCCCCCGCAGTGATGGTCGGCCCGAAGGTCCTCTGCCCGGCCTGCCTCCTCAAGGTCTCGACCACCTCCGACTACGTCAACGTCCGGCTCGTGGAGCACTCCCGAGCGTCGTACACCTCACTACAGTGAGCGCATGAACATGAGCACCGAAACGACCCATTCGCTCCGCCCGGCGGACCCCGTCGGCATCCTGGAGATCGCCGAACGGCTCGGCGTCCCCGTCCGCACCGTCCACACGTGGCGGTACCGGCACGCGCTCCCGGACCCCGACTACACGGCGATCAACGGCTCGCGGGCGTGGGAATGGAACCGGATTCTCCTGTGGGCCGGTGAGACCGGACGGCTCCGGCGACCCGAGCACTACGAGGAGTACCGGCGGCAGACCGGCCGTGAACCGACGCCGAACTGGCCGACCCATCCCCGAACCGAACCTGAGGAGTCGACTGGATGACCGACGTCATCGACGCCACCCCCGACCTGCTCTCCGCCGTCGACAAGCTGGGCCGCGACGTCCGCAGCGCCGGTGCGCTCGTCGGACGCGACGAGGCCCGAGAACTCGTCGCGCTCTACTACGAGTTGCAGGAACATCGCATCGCGCTGAACAACCAGGCCCGGTCGCTCGCCGCGGCGGAACGACCGACGGCGATCGTCGATCACTTCGCCCGGCAGATCGGCGCGTTGGAGAAGCAGATGGTCTCGGTCCTCGACGTCTTCTCGATGTCGCAGACCGCGGGGGAGTGGGCACGCGCCCAGCTTGGCGTCGGACCGGTCCTCGCGGCCGGTCTCCTCGCCCACATCGACATCGAGCGGGCACCGACCGTCGGGCACATCTGGCGGTTCGCGGGTCTCGACCCGACGAAGAAGTGGGGCAAGGGCGAGCGGCGCCCGTGGAACGCCGAACTGAAGGTCCTGTGCTGGAAGCTGGGCGACAGCTTCGTGAAGGTCTCGGGCCGGGAGAACGCCTTCTACGGCCGGATGTACCGGGAACGGAAGCAGTACGAACTGACACGCGACGGCCGCGACGTCGACGGCAAGGTGATCGGTCCGGCGTCGGAGCACAACCAGCGGACCGCGTTCGAGACGTTGGAGCAGCGGAAGATCACCGACGCGGCGACACGGGCGATCTACGAGTCCGGGCATCTGCCGGTCGGGCGGCTCGACCTGCGCGCCCGGCGGTGGGCGGTGAAGCTGTTCCTCTCTCACCTGCATCACGTGATGTACCAGGACCGGTACGGGGAGCCGCCGCCGAAGCCGTACATCTTGACGCCGGAGGGCGGTCACGCGCACTACATCGCGCCGCCGTCGTTCGGATGATCCCGCGCTGGATGCCGCACCGGCATGCCTGGAAGTTCAACGGCGGGAACCCGATCTGCCGTCGGTGCGGGAAGCGGCCCGGCACCGGTGAGGTCGGCCGTCTCGTCCTGCCGGTCCGGGAGCTACCCGACGGCGTGTTCGAGGTGACCCTCGTCGAACGGCTCCCCGACGACGATGTGCTGCGCGCGAAGTCGGGCCGGATCATGGCCGACGAGGAGATCTGGCGGTGGGCCGAACTCGACGGCAAGGCCGAGGACGCGGAACGGTGGCCGGGCTGGACCGACGTGCCCGAGATCCGGCCGGAGATCGAGGCGCAGCTACAGGCTGAGGAGGAAGGCGAGGAGGGCGCATGAACAAGCGATACGCCTACACGACCGACGGTGTGCGATACGCCAGCGTCGTGTGGTGCCCGGCTCGCAAGGTGTGGTTCCACGTCACGGCGAGAGGTTCTTCGAGTGAGCCGTACGACTACGTCGTGACGGACGAGCACGGCAACGACCTCTGTCGGTTCACCTGGATTCACGGGGGTCCGAACGTCGAGTTCTGGCGGTTCGTGGACGAGGGACGCGCAGCGTGAGCCACCAGTAGCGAGCGCGCCGGGGTAGGTGAGCGAGCCGACGTGAGTGAGCGCACCGACATGACCGAGCGAGCCGTCGGCAACTGCGAGCACCGCCAGTAGAGAGCGAGTCGTCGTGAGTCAGCGCACCGAGAACATCGAGCGAGCATGATGCAGCCAGCACCGACCGCACGAGAGGCCGAGGTCATGGCCGTCGCCGCCTGGTTCGTCATGGGCTTACTCCTCGGCGCGATCGCCTGCACGGCCTGGCATCACCGGAGGTAGGACGATGCGGTACTTCCAGGACTACGACCCGACCCGCGAGCCGAACGACCCGTGGGTTGTGCGTCGACTGCCGGACCGGGCGATCGTCGCCGCGTATGGCGACCGGGTGTTCGCCGACGATGCGCTCGCCCGGATCGGGACCGCGCCGCTGCCGCCGTTGGCGTCGGTGCCGCCGGTCGTGCAGAAGGTGAACCGGACGCCGCTCACCGAGACGCTCCTCACCCGGTCGGCGACGGACTTCACGACGCAGACCGACCGGCTCATGTTGTCGCCGCAGCAGGGCGTCAACGAGCAGACCCGCGCCGCGTTGTGAGCCGCCTTGCCGGAGGGCACCGGAGAGAGGAAGCGAGCCGATTCCCGTGACCGCACCACATGAAGCGAGCGAGCCGTAAGGACATGCGCGCACCGGAGGATTCGAGCGAGCCGACGACAGCGAGTGCACCGGACTACAAGAGCGACGAGCCGGGCGTCTACTTCGGTCGGCGCGGCTCGGTTCGGCTGATCATCACGGTCGCCGACCACGAGATCCGCCTCGGTCTCGATGAACGGATCGTGTCCGCCGAGTACCACGACGAGCAACTGTGGGTGTACGTCGCACGCGAATGGACCCAGGTCGACGAAGTCGAGGCGGCTACACTAGCGGCCGATGACAGATCGCTGTAAGCCCGAAGGTCTGCGCCTCATGCGTCTCGATCCCGAGACCGGAGCGAAGACCACGATCCCGCTCGATCCCGAGTGGGTCCGGACGTCGCGCGATGGCCTCGACGTCTACGAGGTGACCGTCACCGCCGAGGAGTTCAACGGGTCGTCGTTCCTCGCCGACGTGCTCCCGGCGAACTGCGAGATCCACTGTCGTGTCGTTCTGAGCCGGTAAGTGGGGAGAGCACCGCACGTCAAGAGTGAGCCGTGAGCCAAGTGTCGCACCGTACTCAGGGGAGCGAGCCGTGAAGCCCGCAACCGCATTCGCTGCCGGAGTCCTCGTCGGCCTGTTCTGCGCGTTGGTCGTCGCCGGGGAACGCCGTCGCGAACGCGATCACGAGGCTGGAGAAGAACGGAGCGATCGCCGTCAACCGCGGGCGTGAGCCGTAGGTGCGAAGCGCACCGGGAAGCGTGAGCGAGCCGATGTCTTTGAGGGCACCGTGCTGTGGGAGCGAGCCGAAACGTACGACGGGCACCGTCGTCACCGAGCGAGCCGTGGTATCGGAGTGCACCGAGTCTCGACAGCGAGCCGTGAAGATGGCAGGGCACCGAAGTTCGAGAGCGAGCCGTTGCGTGTGTGAGCACCGTTGCCGCAAAGCGCGAGCCGAGATCATGGTGAGCACCGTCCCAGCCGAGCCGTGTTCTGGGAGCACACCGACGTACTTGAGCGAGCCGTCTCACCCGTGAGCACCGAACCATTCGCGCGCGGTCAGGTCGCCGTGCTCGAACTCCTCGCCCGCATCGTCGCACTCGACGAAGAAGCCGCGACCGCCGAACTCCCTGGCTGGGACGACCGGTGGGCCGCAGCGATGACCGAAGCCCGGTCACTCCTCGTAGGCATCCCAGCCGAAGAACAGGGCGCAGGCCCCGGCAATCCCGAACGCCAGGGTCCAGCCCTTCCAGCCGAGTTGCCACGGCCATGACGTCGTCCACACACACAGCGCGATCCAGGCGCCGTGGAAGCTGAGACACATCGGGCAGGTCAGCAGGTCCACCAGCTTCCCCCGCGTGAGCGTCAGGTACTTCGAGTGGCCCCGCCCTTTCAGTTCGACGTTGCGGTACGCGAGCCGGTCCTCCTGGTAGCCCCACCGTTCGAGCCGGTCCCGCCAGCCCTCGAACAGCGAGTCGGACGTGAGGCCGCGCGCGACCCGGTAGACGGCGAGCGCGATGACGAGCGCGACGACCGGCTCGACCAGCACCGTTAGTGAACGGTGGCGCGGGACGGCCGCTGCGCGAACAGTTGTCCACAGGCTTCGCACTTGTAGCGTTGCGCGGCCCGCAGGAACCGAAGCTGCCGGTGGAGGCACTCGTCGTCGGGTTGCGTCCCGTTCGACGCCGGAGCGGACGTGTCGAGGTGTATCTGGCCGTCGAGCCAGCCGCGCAGCAGCGTCGAGATCGTCCCCGACAGGGACCGTTTCTCGGACTTCGCACGGGCCATCGCTTCGTCCCACAGTGCATCTTGTACGGAGACGGAGTGTGGCTTTGGCATGCCAGAAGTTTACTCCACTAACGGCTGGAGTTATCTAGGCTCGGGGGATGGAACCACGCGTGTCCGAACGCACCGTCCGCCACGAACGCGGGCCGTGGGAGTGGACCCGGATCGGCTACTCGACCGGCGAGGACTTCTGCGCCGGGCACCGGTGGATGTACGGCGACACGATCCTGCGGCGGGCGTGGAAGGTCGGGCCGGTCGGGATCTACGTGCTGCGGCTCCGGCGGGTGACGTCGTGACCGAGGCGTGGGTCCGGCTCGATGCTCGGCAGCGGCAACTCGCCGGGCAGATCGCCCGGAAGCTGCACGTGCAGCCGATGACGGTCGTGTTCATGATCCTCGCCGGGGGGATCGCGCTCGAAGAAGGGCGGCTCGACGCCGAGGGTGAGGAGCTACTGCGGCAGTTGCTGGCGAGCATGGACGTCGAGGTCACGCCGGAGCAGCAGCAGGCGCCGTCCGGTCCGGCGTTCACTCCGGCGCTCGTGAACCAGGCGATGAACGAGTGGCGGGCGCGGCGGGGCCTGCCCGCCGAGGACGACGACGTCGACCGGTCGATGGACTTCGTGGAGCGGTACGGACCCGACGAGTCGTAAGTTCCACCACGGGAATATGCGGCGGCGTACGGTGTTGTACCTGGTGCGAGGGCGGGGAGACTCCCCTCGCCGCCAGGGGCCTGCTGCCCCGTCAGGTGCCGCCTACTCGTCCGGTGACGACCGGGGAGGTTCGTGTCGAGCGCCCGGCGGGGGGAGCAGCCCCCGAGATCACGCCAGCGGACCCGCCGCGCGCGGTGGGCTTGACCAGGGAACCTGCCCCAACGCTGGCAAGCACCAGCTACCTCGCCGTCCACAGCGGTCAGAGTCGGAATGCTGGGGCGCTCGGTAGGACGTGACCCGAGCAGCGACACATGGCCCGGCCGAGGGGATCGCGACCCCGGAGCCGGGCCGTCGTGTATGTCCCGGTTTGCGCGTGGTTCGTCGTGAAATGTCCTACTCCCAGCGGAGACGGCCGGGGATCGGCAGCCGCGTCCACCGGTGACCCAGCTTGCACCGGTAGATCCGCCACCACCTGACCCGCTTGTTGGTCCGTTCCCAGCAGACCGGGCAGCGCCACGGCCGCTCGTCGGCGACGAACCAGTTCCTCACCGGAGCAGGCCGAGGACCTGCCGGTCCGACATCGACTTCGCCCGTGCCCGCTGCGGCGCGTGGGCGACGAGATCGTTGAACGCGAGGGAGGCGGCGTCGACCATGTCGTCGTTGCCGCCGCGCGGGAACGCGGCGTGTTCTTCGACGAACTCGGTCATCCAGATCGGCCGGTCTTCGGGGATCGGGAGCATCGGGTGCGCGACCTTGCAGAGCGTGACGTTCCCGGCACCGACCTGCGCCGCGAACGGGAGCGCCCGGATCACCTTGTCTCCCGACGACGGGGCGAACGTGACCGGGAACCCGGCGAGGACCTGACGGACGTAGCGGTCGCGGAGGGCGACGCCCGACGCGCCTGGTTCCTGTTCGACCCGCACCCGCACCCGGCCACGGTAGAGGTTCCGGTCGTCTTCGCACACGGACCGGCAGAACGCTTCGACGTCGGCCGGGTCGGCTTGCACGCGGCGGACGTCGAGGATGTAGGTGCGGCCTTGGCCGTCGCGGGCTTCGAGCACGGCGGCGGTCCAGTCGCCGCCTTCTTTGGTGGCGGCGAGGTCGAAGCGGCGGACGAGGGCGGTGAGGTCGGCGGGGGGGACGTCGGCGTAGTTCCACTTCTGACGGGCGAATAGCTCGCCCTGGAGGTCCGTGGGGCGTTGCTGGTATAGCCCGGCCCACATCTCGCCGACGTCGCTCCTGAGGGCTTCTAGCGCCTCTAGATCGAAGCGTTCGGGCCAGAGGGGTTCGCCGTACGCGCGGCCGATCGGGTCGCGCCAGTCGTCGAGGTCGAGGACACCGGCGTCGATGAGTTGCCGGTCGGCTTCGTCGGGTTCGGCGAGGGCGGGGAAGCGGAGGTGGTCGAAGTCGCCTTGTTCGAGGAGATGACCGGCGAGGTCTTCGGTGTGCCAGCGGGTCGTGATGACGATGATCGTGCCGCCGGGGTGGAGGCGGGTGCGGGCGACGGCCTTGTACCAGTTCCAGCAGGCGTCGCGTTTCACGGCGGACATGGCGTCGGCGAGGTTGCGGAACGGGTCGTCGATGATGAGGAGTTCGCCGCCGCGGCCGGTGAGGGGTCCGCCGACTCCGGCGGTCCACATGCCGCCGCCTTCGCTCGTACGCCAGCGCATGGCGGCGGAGGAGTCGTCGGAGACGGTGACGTCGAGTTCGGGATGTTCGGAGAGGGTGTTGCGAACGGCGCGGCCCCATTCGTCGGCGATGGTCGCTTCGTAGGAGGCGAGGAGGACGCGGGTTCTCGGGTCGAGGTGCTCGATCCAGGTGGGGGTCCAGTGGGAGCACGTCTCGGATTTGGAGTGGCGGGGTGGGGCGGTGACGAGGAGTCGGCCGTTCCCGGCCGCGATGGTTTTCGCTAACTGGGCGCCGAGGTGGCGGACGTGGCGGGGTCGTTGGTAGTCGCCTGCGGAGAGCCGTTCGCCGAGGAGGTCGGGTCGGAGTCGCCAGCCGTGGCGTGCGAGGTCACTCGCCCGGAGCGGCATCGAGGATGCGCTGACGGGCGGCGCGTTCGGTGCGGCCGTCGAAGCCGGGGATGGAGACGGCGACTTCGTCCATGAGGTCGACGAGGCGGGGGGAGCGGCGGAGGGCTTCGAGGAGGTCGAAGCCGGAGGGGCCGACGGTGATCTGGGTGAGTTCGATGGCGGGGACGCCGGGGTCGCGGGTGGCGCGTTCGAGGCGGGTGCCGAGTTCGGCGAGGGCGATGGCGTCTTTGACGGAGAGACGTTCGGGTTCGATGTTCTTGATGCGTTCGGCGGCTTTTTCGATGGCGGTGACGGCGAGGAGGTTGTGGCGGCGGCGCATGAGCCGGACTTCTTCGATCTGTTCTTGGCGGTCTTGTTCCCAGAGGTGTTCGTCGTAGGCGAGGGCGCGGTCGACCCAGTCGTTCTCACTCGACCAGCGTTCGATCTGCCGGTGGTAGCTCGCCGGGCGTTCGTATTGCTCGACGATCTTGACGTAGCTGCGGGTGGGGCCGAGGGCGAGGTATCGCTGGAAGGCGTCGTAGGACTTGCTCGTTTCGCTGTCGCGGCGGTCCCACGGATTCATGAGTGTTCTGGTCGGGTTTGGCCGAGGGCGTCGGTGAGGATCTCGACGGCGTTGGTGACGGGGGCGGGGTAGTGGGCGTCGGGGACGCCGAGTTCGTTGAGGGCGCGGCGGACGGCGCGGCGGAGTTCGGTGAGGTCGTCGACGAGGTCGAGGGTGTCGATGGCTTCGTCGAACAGGTTCTGGTGGTGGCCGGACGGGAGTTTCCACCAGAGGTTCTCGTCGGCGCGGTAGGCGTCGAGGAACTCGTGGAGGGGGGCAGTGGGGGCTTGGGGGTTGGTGAGCATCGCTTCGACGGCGGGGGTCATGGGGCGCTCAGGTAGTCGGCGGCGAGGTACTCGATCGCGAGCCAGGGGGCGGTCGGGGAGACTTCGTCGCGTTCGAGCATCCGGTCGATGCAGCGGGTGAGGACGTAGGCCATCGGGGCGGGGATCGTGTCGGTGCCGAGGACGGATGCGATCTCGACCCAGTCGTCCTCGATGATCTCGGTGCACTCGCTGGTTACGGGTCGCTCGCCGTCATCGGTACTCGCAGTAGAAGCGGCTCGCTCGTAGTCGTCGGTACTCGCTTCTGGCGTGGCTCGCTTCCTTGACACGGTGCCCGCTTGGCTTGCGGCTCGCTCGTGCATCGCGGTGTGCTTCAGACCCACGGCTCGCTTCCCGGACTCGGCGCACTCCGGACTGGCGGCTCGCTCACCTACAACGGCACTAGCTCGGCGGTCGGCTCGCTCAGGTTGCGTGGTGCTCGCGCAAGTCTCGTCTGGCTCCGTTACGACGGTGCACTCCTGGAAGTCGGCTCGCTTGCCTGGCACGGTGCTGACTGCCTCCACGGCTACGGCTCGCTCGGCCCGCCGGACACTCTCGGCGAACAGATCCCACTCGTCGGGCACGAGCACATGATGCCTCACTAGCTCAGAAGACGTCATCGTCGGGCCGGAGCAGGGTCGAGCCGTCATCCTTCGGTGGCGGACTCACGTTCCCGGTCCACGGCAACGATCCTGGCCGACCCTCGAACAGGGTGCGCGGCCACCGATCCCACGACCGGTCTCGATCACCGCGCGACCGGCGTAGCTCGACGGCCTTCGGTTCGCCGGGCTTGTCGGGCAGTCCAGCCATGCCGAGCACCTGCTCAGGCCAGCCCTGCCATGACGCCGAGCCGCGCATCCGGTACCCGGCTCGGTCTCCGGCTGTCCCGTGGGGGGAGTGGCCTTCGATGAAGAACGCGATCCGGTACGCGGCCCGGAGCCGGTCGAGTTCGTCCTGCACCAGTTGCGCGGTCTCCTCCGAGTCTTTCCCCCGCCGGTCAGACCCCCGGTACGACTTGTAGATCGGGCCGATGCAGACGAGTTCCGCCTGGTGCTCGTCGATCGCCTCATGCAGCCAGGCGACATCCGACGCGGTCGTCAGGTCGATCCCGGCCAGCCGGAGCCGGAGCGCGAACCGGCGGTCGTCCCACCGGTGGCAGCGGCGCAGGTAGTCGATGAGCCGCCGATACTCGCGACGGTTTTGGTTCTCGCCGTCCTGGAGGTCGACGTACAGGACCCGGACCGGCGGGATCGGGACGCAGCGGAACGGATGCCATCCGGCCGCGCAGCAGGTCGCGACCTGCCGGAGGAGGGTCGTCTTCCCGCCGCCTTCCATGCCGGTGACGATCACCCGGTCGCCAACCTCGAACAGGGACTCGACGAGCCAGTCGTACGCGGGGATCGGCCGTTCGAGGAGTTCCCCGATCCGGGTCGGACGTCCGAGCACCTCACGTGGCAGCGGCACGTCGCGCTCACGCTCGGTCAGCGCCCCATCCAGGTCGCCACTCCATGCGAGTTGGCGTTGCGCGTCCGAGGACTGCCACAGCGCGCGACATGCCGACAGCCGCCGGATCTCCCGGCCGTACACCTCGCCCGGCAGTGATGGCGCTGCGGCCAGCCGGATCGCTTCGATCCTGGCCGCGTCCGGCCGAGAGTCGAAGCCACACTCCCGAACCTTCGCCGCCACGATCGACGCGGACGTCGTCGGCGTCTCGGCCTGGTGGAGCACCTCGATCGCACCCGCAATCGCCCGATGCTCCGGCAGGTAGAAGTCGAGCGCCGTGCACTCGGAGAACACATGCTCCGCACCGGACCGTTCCTGGAGCATGAGCGCGAGCGCATCGGCCTCGACGGAGATGTCGTGCGGCGGGTGGTTCGGGCGGCGCTCACCTTCCGGTGGCTTCCCCGCCGCACGATGCTGCTGCGGTTCGGACTGCGCCGGGAACGGTGGGAACTTCTTGCCGGTCCGATCGAACGGGACGACGTGACTCACAGCCCCTCGATCTCGTTGTGGTACGTCACGTTGCTCCAGTTGTAAGGCTCCTCGTAGCCCGGCGGTCCTGACGACTGGCTCGGTACCGGCCGGACGGCCAACGATGACCACTGCCCGACGAGCGCCATCGCCGTCAGCCTGGCCGTCCCATAGCGACGGACGTACTCGGCTGCCCGGTCGGCGATCTCGCCCGGCGTCGCGTCGACATCGCGTAGCTGCTGCGCCGCCGTGTTGAACTTCGCCCGCTCCGTCTTCGTCAGCAACCGCGGCTTGGCACCGAGCGCCTCGCACAACGCCTCGAACACAACGTCCGGCGGGCGGGGTCTTCTGTTCTTCTTCCCTTCTGCTGTTCGCGGTTCCTCTAGGCCAGGGAGGGCGAGAGCCGAAGGCTCCGCAATCTCTTGACGGTTCTCTGATGGTTCTTCTGATGGTTCGGGTCGCGAAATGCGCGACCCCGTGCCCGCGTGGATCGCGACCCCGTGCCCGCGTGGATCGCGACCCCGTGCACTTTTCGGCGGGGCCACATCTGCGCGACCCCGTTCGATGATGTGCCGCTGAAGTTGGTACAGGTTCGGGCGGCGGTCGGGACGACTGTGCGCGAGCATCTCCATCGGCGCACCGTTGAGACGACGAGTCACGAAGCCGTCGCGGACGAGTGTCGCCATCACGCGTTGGACGTGGGACTCGGTGAGTCCGGCTTCCCGTGCGATGGTCGCGATACCGGGAAAGCACGAGCCATCCTCGTTCGCGTGGTTCGCGAGCGAGAGGAGCACGAGCCGTTCCGCGCCCTTCACGCCTCTGGCGTGGTCGAAGATAACGCCCATCCACTGGACGCTCACGAGATGCTGGCCGTGTTCGGTGCTTGCGGGTCGGGTACCATGAGAGCCACCTCTCAAGGGAAGAAACGCCCCGGTCTCCTGCACGGTCGCCGGGGCGTTTCGCGGTTGGAGCGCGTGTGATTCCACTACCGGAAGACGGCGCGCGCAATAGGCCGCGACCAGCCGCGATGCCAGCAACCACGCCAAGCTGAAGTCGCCCTTGCGTCACTACAACACGATGGACGAGGGTAAGGTGGAGCAGCGGACTCCAGTGTCCGCGCCCGTACCGCCCGCGGGGGTTTGGGCCTGGAGTCCGCGCTCTACATCTGCGGCAACGGCCCGTACCCGACGTCGAGACGCTGCCGGAGCCGCGTGTCCTCCGTCAGGACCCGCAGGACGACCGCATCCCAGTCCGGCAACTTCCGCAGACGGCGACGCTGCCGTTCGGTCGTCCCGCCCCACACGCCGATGTGTTCCCGGCCGAGCGCATGCGCGAGGCACTCCCACCGGACCGGGCACTGCCAGCACGTCTGGCGCGCCTCGATCGCAGGGTCGCCGCGACGAGGGAAGAAGTCGACTTCGTCGTACAGCCCGAAGCAGACGGCGTCTTCACGCCAATCGGTGCTGCGGCGAGCCGGAGCATGGACCGAGGCGGCTACCACTAGCCCGCGATCTTGGACCACGGACAGTGGAATGTCACGGCGGTAACTACAGGTTTGTGACGATTTCTGCGGCCTCATGCCCCAAACCCGGCCCAACCGGCCGCTCACCGCTGGATGCGGCGGTGAGCATCCTCGCCGGGCTCCGGCAGACGGTGCTCGCTGACGGGCGCGCAGACGGCCGGGCACCGCGGTAGCGTCGACGGCATGGTCCGCTTCGCCGATCTCGACCCTGCGGACCAGCGAGCCATCCGCCGCGGTCAGGCCACCGTCACCGGTCCTCCTCGGTCGCCACGCCGCGCCAAGGCCAGGCCGGGGTCGGGCCGGTGGCGGTGTTGCGCGTGTGGCGACAAGTTCGTCCAGTACGGCGCGGCGGAGAAGCACGTCGACGCCGACCACTCACCGTGCGGCCGGATCGAGATGCTCCTCGAAAGTCACGAGAAGTCGTGACTTCCTGACCGGGCGAGGAGGCCGAGCGCCTCCGCCTGCGTCGAATGGGCATGGACCCAGTCGTGCGCCTCGAAGCACAACCACCGGCCGTTCGACGGGTCGTTCGAGCCGCCCCGCCCACGCGGGACGACATGGTGGGCGTGCTGGCCGTGATGGCGGACATCGCGGCAGATGCCGAGACCGGCGGCGGCGCACCAGCCGAGCGCCTCCTCCTTCACCTGCTGGGAGAACTTCCGGCGGGACGTGACGGCCTTCGACTGGCGTTGCCGGACCGCATGCCACTGCTTCCGGGGCCGTCCGTCACTGTGGCGGCACGGATCGTCGCCGGACGCGCCGCACGCCCGGCACCATGTCACCCGTCGTCGCCGTCGTCGTCGTCGAACAGGGACTGACGGCCGAGCATCTCGTCGAGGGCCTTCTTCCGTTCGGCCCGGACCTGGTGGAGGAGATCAGCGACATCGGACCCGGCTGCTTGCGCGTCGATGATGTACGCCTCGATCGGGACCGCGGTCTCGGTGCGGATCAGTTTCCCGTCGGCGTTGCGTTGGTGGCCGAGCCTGCCGATCTTCATGCGGGCCACGACGAAGATCTCGTCGTCGAGGTCATGGTCGGCGTTGACGTCTTCATGCCCGGCGAAGCCCGAGAGCTTCATCCGGGTCGCGTCACCCTGTGTCTGCACCATCGCATCCCTCCAGCCCGCCGTTGAGCCACACGTGCTTGCGGCGGATCTCCGGCACGAACCGGGGCCTGATCCCGGTCGCCTCGCAGAACTGCCGTTGGACGCGGTCCGGGTCGACGGCTTGGAGGACGGCGGCATTGTCGTGCTTGCGCCACGCGTGCCAGCCGATGACCGTGAAGCCGCACCGGCAGGCCACGACGGGGAGATCGCCACGGACGATGCACCAACGTGACGCGTCGCCGTACTTGCAGCCTTCGTGCATGCGCTGCCCCTAGCCCCTGGACCGGCGTGCGAAGCGTACGCTGCGAGATCCGGCCGTGGGGGGATGTTCAGGCGGTACAGTCGCCCCGCTTCGCGATCTCTGGGAGACGCCATGACTTCGACCGAACCTCCTGCCGAGACCCCTCCTGCCGAGACCCCTCCCGCTCAACCGCCTGCCGCGCCCGCGCCAGCCGAGAAGCCGTCGGCGGAGTCGATCGAGGAGAAGGTCAAGTCGGGTCAGCCGCTCACCGCCGAGGAGCGCAACGCCGCCGACCCCGAGGATCTCCGCACCCATGTCCACGACGTCGGCGGACCCCGCCAGTACGGCGAAGGTGGCTCCAAAGCCGACGAACCGGGAGAGCCGGGAGCAGCGCACCCCGAAGGCGGAGGGCACGGCGGGGCCGCGGGCGCAAGCCCGCCGCCGGAGTCGCCGCCAGCGTAGGGAACGGCGCCTCGGCTGGCTCCTCGCCGCCGCGGTCACGTTCGTCGCCTGCATCGCGCTCACGGTCCTGACCGTGCTCGTCGGCCTGTTCTTCCTCAGCCTGTTCCTCCGTGCCGCCGGTGGCGGCTAGTCGCCGTCCCGGAGCCAGAGCACGAACGCGACGAACAGGACGAGGCCCACCCCGCAGAGTGCCGCCACGAGGAGAAGGTCCGTTAGATCGGGGCCTCCGTGCACATGCCCTGCTCGGCGCACAACTTCGGGTCGCGGCACGTCTCATGGACGCACTGAAGTGGCGCCGCGGCCGGGGCCTCCCCCTCCGTCTCCCCGGCCGCGGCTGTCCCCCCGGAGTCGACAGCGCCCTCCGCTGGCGAGTCGTCGTCACAGGGCGGGACCTGCGTCTTGATGTTCTTCAGGAGGTCGTTGAACACGGGGACGTCGGTCGGCTTGAACCGGTCGAGGGGCCGGAGCGCCTTCGCCTCGGTCAGCTTCTTCCACCGTTCGGAGAGCGCCGCCCGCTGATCGTCGGAGAGCGCCTCGATCTGCTTGCGGATCTCAGCCCGTTCCTCGTCGGAGATGCCTTCCTCGACGGCCGTGTCGACCGTGTTCGCGTCGTAGGTCCGTTCGTAGCCTTCCTCGTACTGCGACCGTTCCGGCGTGACCTGCTGCTCGTTGTCGATCGTCGGGTCGTTGAACGGCAGGGTCAGCATCCGGGAGAGGAGATCCTTCAGGCCGTAGCTGATCGCCTTGCCGAGACCCTTGTCGCCGTTGTCGAGCGCCTCGCACCATGCCTCGGTGACGATCTCGTCTCCGGCGGGACCGATGAACCGGAACTCGACGTGCGCGACGTAGCGGTGCATCTTGTCGGACCACGGTTCGTGGCGCGGTTCGGACAGGTGCTTCCACAGCGGGATGACGCCTTCTTCAGCCATCCACTCGTGGATCGCGTCGACGATGTCGTCATACTTCCGGAAGCTGTAGCCGCCCATCCGCTGGTCGGCGACACCTCGCTTCGACACGGCCGTGACCCGGCGGGCGACGTTCGCGAGCGCGACATGGACCGGCGGCGGATCGAGCGTCGGGACCTGACGGGCCGTCTCGATCGCGTTGGCGAACCACCCGATCATGAGGCCCTTGTCGACGTCGGGCTGTACCTTCGCAAACTCCTCGGCCCATACGGACGCGTCGGTCGTTGCGTACAGACGCTGGGCATCGACATCGGTCATCGGATGATCCTCACTCGATCTGCGCCCCACGCGCGTTCGCGGTACTCGGTCGCGTCGATCCCGAACCGGGCGCAGCCCGTCGTCCGCCACTGGAGCGACCCGGTGATCGGCAGGCACTGCGACAGGACGTGCATCACCCGTGTCATCGCCGCGTCGTCGCCGATCACGCCGGTGTCCGGGTCGGTGAACGCCCGGCGGACCACCTGCCGGAGCAGCGCGCCGGAGTCGTAGTGGTCGTAGCTGCGACCCGACCGTTCGATCGTCCCGACGCCTTCGATGACGAGACGCCGTTCGCCGAGGTCGCGCATGAGGTTCCCGATCGCGGTCTCGGTCGAGGTGAGCGCCGCGAGGGCGTTGTCGGCGATCTCCTGAAACGCGCCGAGGAGGTGCGCGAGTTCGGTCAGGTCGTCACGGTCGTTGGCCTGTTCGCGCTCGTGGTCGAGCCGTCCGAGCGCGTCGACTGCCGCGCCGATCCAGGTCGCGACGTCGGAGTTGAGCATCTGTTCCATCGTACCTCGTGTGTCGAACGATCTACTTCGCTACACGAGGGTCTCACACGGGTGAGACAGCTACGTCGGGACCACTTCTTCGACGGTCCCGCCACCCGTCGCGGCCCGACGCCGTGCCGGGATCGGACTCCCGTAGAACTCCTGGGAGCCGTCCGGGAACGTCACCTTGTAGCGGGTCCCGGCCCGCGGTGCGGTCGTCGCCGACGTGTTCCCGACGACGGGCTGGTACTGGCGGCGCTTGCCGCAGCCCGAGCACGGCATGGTCAGCCTCCTCGGAGGATCTTGCGGATCTGCTGGCTGTTCGCGGTCTTCGGCAGGACCACGCCCCGCACCTCGGCCAGCGCGCGGAGCGCCGGGAGGTCGAGCGCATCGAGGTCCACTTCGCCTTCGGTGCTCTCCGTGTTCTTGGGTTCTTCCGGCGTCGTGAGCACCTCGATCGTGTCGCTCGCGGCGTCGACGCCGGTGCCGGTCACCCACAGTGCCGAGCCGACCGGAACGCCGGACAGGTGCGCTCGCGCGCGAGCGAGCCGGACGATCCCGTCGGGGTCACCGATGAGGAGCGGACGTTCCCGCGGGTAGCGCATGTTCTTCGCGACGACGGTCGTCACCACGTCAGTCTCTCATCTACGGAACGATTGGTGGCGTTCCCCCACCCGACGTCGGGGTCGGTCCGAGATCGGTGACCATGATCTGCGCGCCCGTGAGGATCGTGCCGACACCCGCGTTGTCCGGGTTGAAGTTCATGAGGCTGGCCGTGTGCTGCCCGGCTTCGAGGGTCGTCCAGCCCCAGCCCGACAGCCAGTAGTTCACGTTGACCCGGTCGGTGTCGACCATGATCGGCGCGACGTTCACGCCGTCGATCTGGCCGAGCGCACCGAGCCGGTTGAGGCCCGACTGGTGGGCGGCGACCTTGATGTCGACCCGGATGTTCCGCGCCGACGAGAGGACGAACGTCACGTTGCCGCCGGGGATGCCGACCGGCGTGTTCGACGTGTTCGTCGAGTCACCGGTGGTCGTCGCTGCCGCGAGGATCGCGCCCGCGCCGTACACCGGGACCATGCCCGGATCGGGGATGCCGCCGAACTGGCCGAGGCAGAATGCCAGCCCGCCGGGAGCGAACATGACGAAGACCCGCACCCCGACCGGCGGTAGCTCCTCGGGGAACGGCATGAGCGTGAGCATCTCGACGTCGGCAGCCTCGGGCGGGTCGCCATCGACCGCGACCTTCACGGTCAGGTTGTCGGGATCGAGCGACACGACCGTCCCGGTCCGGATCAGCGTGTCGCGAGGCCGGTTGCGGAGCGCCTCGGCGACGCCGAGCGAGATCATCTCCGGGAGCAGCGTCGGGTCGGTGTGCGTCATCCGAACCGGTCCCACAGCCGGTTCGCTTCGTGCGTGTGCTGGCCGTCGAAGCGCAGCGTCTGGTTGAACCCGGTCTCCAGGTAGAGGCCCCGGCCGGTCGAGCCGTTGAACTCGATCAGCGCGAACAGGTCCATGCGCGGATCGAGGAGCGTCTCGAACGCGACCTTCTCCCACGAGCGGGTGTCCTGCGTGTAGTTCACGCGGGCAGCGTTCGCGGCCTGCGTAACCGTCGTGATCCCAGTGACGGACTGCGTGTCGGCGACAACAAACCCACGGTGCGGGATCGAGTGCGGCGCGGACGTCGGGACGTCGAAGAAGCCGGAGACGGGGTTGTCGGTGCCGTCGCCGGTGACGATGTACCGGTTCGGGGCGTTGTAGCTGTCGTCGGTCTCGACGATCGAGTCCGCGACGATCCGGCCCGGCCCGAACGTGAACTGCGGGCTACCGGTCCCGTCGGGGTCGGGCGCGACCCGCGCCCAGAACACGCCGTTGTTGTCGAAGTACGGGGCGAGGCAACCCATCAGGGTCGCCATGTCCTTCAGCGCGTCGTAGATCGAGGTGCCCGCCGCGTACGCCTTCGGTGCCGCCGCGTACGCCGGATGCCCAGCGACCTGGACCTGCGCGACACCGGACGCGTGCGCGAGGGCGACGAACGCACTGTCGATCGACGCGCCCTTCCCGATCGAGAACGTCTGCGCGAGGTTCTGGTCGAGCATGAACGCCTGGTCGGTCATCTTCAGTTGGAACGTCACGTCGCGGGTCGAGACCTGCCGGTTCTGCTCGCCGAACAGGTAGACGCCGAGCGGCCAGCGGGTCTCGTTCTGGAGGACGCACACGGGCCGGAGCCGGTCGCGGAACGGATCGACGTGCTCGTAGTCCGACTTGGTGAACTCCAGGTTCGACAGGTCCCGCATCTGGGTCCGGTCCGTCGACGCCGAGATCGTCGGTGCGCTCTCGGTGCTCGGGAAGATGACCCCGATCCGGCGCAACTGCGAGTCGAGTAGCTCGAACTCGAAGCGGTCGAACCGTTGCCCGATCTCGGGTCGCGGGTCAAGGAGTTCCTCGGTCGACAGCGACTCGGGATGGTGGAAGACGACCGCGGTCATACCGGGCCGATGTCCTCAACGATCATCTGAAGCGGTGCCGTCGTCGCCGCGTAGAACTGCGCGGTGCCTGCGGTGGTGCGGGCCATGATCGTGTACCGGTTGACACCGTTCGGGACCCACACGTGGCGGATGTGCACCGCGACCGCGTCGGCGGCGCTGTAGGCGATCTGCCGTGCGAAGTTCAGCCGGAACCGCGGGCTGGTCACGTTGGCGTCATGTTCGAGGAACGTGTCGACGGTCGCGCCGTTCACCGTCGCGTTGTAGATCGTCGGGATGTGCACCGAGATCGACACCCGTCGAGTGCCGTCCGCCGTGTGCACGACCTGCAAGCCTGCGATGACGAGACCCTCGCCTGGCGTCGTGTCGAACGCACCGGTCGGCGCGGTGAGTTGACTCATACCGATGAGGCCCCACGGTTGCCGGTCGGTGCCGGTCACGACCCACGCGGTGCCGTTCCAGGTCTGCAACTGGTGCAGGCTCGTGATGTAGACGGTCATCCCCGCGGCCGGGACGGGGATCGCCGCGTTGCGATCAGCGGCCGTCGGGAACGGCGTGATCGTCCGGTCCCGGATCGCGTTGCCCCACGGGCTGCGGATGCGTTGCTGTGGCGCAACGTCAGCGAGCCAGCCGGTCATGGTCATCTCTCATGCCTCCCAGTCGTCGACATCCCACAGGTCGGCATCCCAACCGGTGAGCGTGCCTGGCGGTTGCGGACCGCCGCCGCCCGACTGCCCGCCCTCGCCGAAGCGAAGGAGGGACGGTCCGGCGACCTCGGTGAAGTCGACCTCGGCCGTGTAGCCGGAAGCCGGTTCTTCTTCGGTCAGTCGCGTGACGCGTGGTGCGGTGCACCAGCGCCGCGACCAGTGATCGACGAACGCGATGTAGGGAACGTCACGCAGGTGCGCGACGGTCACGAGCGGATCGAACACGGACCGGCCACCGGGGATCAGTGCCTGCTTGATGGCCGGGTCGCGGAACGCGATGAGGAGCGTCCGGGTGAACGTGTCGCCGCGCGCCTCGTGCTCGCGCAGGACGATGCCCCGGTCGTTGCCGTACAGGTACCGGGTCTCGGCTCGGGTCCCGTCGACTGGCTCCCACTCGAACGGGGCCATGTCGAAGTAGGCGACCGCGAGTTCCGGCCGGTAGTTCGAGGCGAGCACGACCGCGAACTCGGGGAGGTGCGCGATCTGCTGCGGGAACACGGTCCAGTCGGAGAAGCCGCCGTCGGTGCGGACCTGCCGGATGCGGTGGAACGTCGGCCGGTTGCGGAGCACCTCGACGTCGGCGAACGAGATGACGGCCGGGTCGGCGATCACCGCGATCGGCGTCCACATGAGCGGCTGCGATCCTTCGACCATCGGTTCGGCCCGTTCGATCTCGTAGTGGTCGAAGTGGTCGAGGATCGTCTGGTCCCAGCGGAGCAGGATGTAGTCGAGGGCGGACAGGACACAGCCGTACGCCCCTTGTCCTCGACCGCAGACGTCAGCGTTGGCGATGCCCAGACCGTGGGAGACGTCGATGAGGCGTAGCTCGGACGCAGCGCCGGTGACTTGCGGTGGGACCTGCCCCAAGTTGTAGGCCGCGTCGAACCAGGCGATCGGGGTCGACACTGGCGGCGTCCCGGCCGTGACGAGCGTCGCATGGTCGACGTCGGTGCCCCACGACTCGGTCGCCGCGGTGGCCTCCTCGGTCGTCAGGAGGAGCAGTTCCCACGGGGCGACGACATCGGCGTCGGACGTCGCGGTGAGCGTGTAACTCTGGCCCGCAACGAGCGCAGCGGCGTCCTCCATGCGGGCCGACATCACGTACCAGAGGCCGTCACCGAACTTCGTGACGTTCATGTCTTCGGGGTGGAACGTGACGCCGGAGCCGACGGCGGTGCCGCCACTGTCGACGAGGGTCACGGTGAGCGGCTCCTTCAGATACCGCATGTTGACGTGGTTGCGGGCGACGACGGTGACGATCCCGTACTCGGCGGTGCCGACGCCGGTCGAGAAGCCCTGGCCGAGACCGATGGACTCGGTGATGACGTCCGGGTCGGCGGTCCGGGCCTGCCGGGCGTCGACCTCGTTGAGCGGCGTGTTCTGACTGCCCCAGACGAACACGGAGATCGGCCGGACGTACGGCTGGCTGTCGTCGAGGACATCCGCGCCGAGCTTGATGAGGTACGCCGGGGTGCGGGTCCCGACCGGCGTGATCGGCTGCGCCTGCGGGAGCGCCGCGGTCGGGTAGGCGGTGCCGCCCTCGAACGCGATGTCGCGTGAGGAGACGGTCGGGAGCATGTCGAGGAGGTGGCCGGTGGTCTTCCCGGCGTCGAGGCCCCGCCAGTCGTTCTGGATGCCGGTCGTCGAGGTCTGCCGGACGGAGATGACGTAGCGGTTCCCGGCCTCCTTGAACCACTGGAGCGGCGACCCGTTGTAGGGGCTTTCGAGCGGGACGTTGAGCCACTCGCCGGGGAACTGCGGGTCGGCATTCACGCTGCCGTTCGTGTAGCCGGTCGCGAGCCGCTTCTCGGTCGTGTAGAGCACCTGGACGGTCAGGCTGTAGAGACCGAGGAACGCCGGGTACGGGCCGTAGTTGCGGTGGGCGACGCCACCGAAGTGGACGCCGATCCAGCCGGGACCGCCGACCTCGAACGTGTCGATGTCGGGTGGCCGAAGTGACTGCATGTTGCGGTGCTGCGCCCGGCCGAACATCGACAGGTAGCGGGCTGCCATGACGTTGTCGTTGCGGACGCCGAGACCCTTGTTGGAGCCGACCTCGCCGAACACGTAGCCGTCGCCCGGTGAGGCTGCGCCTTGCACGTCGTAGCGGCCGTAGAACCACGGCTGCGCCGGGTTGAGCGCGGCGGTGTTCATGCCGATGCGAATGTCGATGATCCGCTTGTCGGAGAGGTCGACGACGACATGCTGCCCGCGTCGTCCGGCCTCCCAGTCCCACCAGGTCGGTGACATCTGGAGCCGCAGGATCGCCCGGCCCGGTATCGGCGACGACGCGTTCCAGGTGAGGAGCACGTAGTCGTTGGCGTAGGCGGAGCCGAAGTCGTCGTTGAGCATCTGCCAGCGGGGCTGCCCAGCGGTCGGGCCAGTGATCAGCCCGACTTCGCTCGTGACATCCGCGGCGGGGAGCGAGTAGGCGACCTTGACCGGCCCGGCATTGATGTCCGCGGCCCGGTAGATGTCGACGCCGTAGCGGGCGAGGAGCCGGTCGGTGGTCTGGCCCTGGCGGGTGAGTGCGTGGATCGCGACCGCGTCGGCAGACTCGCTCGTGGTCGCGTCGACGAGCGCGGCCCGGCCGACAGTCGAGGAGAGCGGGACGGACCGGTCGCGGGACGCGTACCACTCGTTGCCGACCGTGATCGGCGTGTGCGGGTTGTAGTCGACTCCGGCCAACGGTCAGCCTCCGGTCCGCACACGGGTGATAACGCCGCGCCGGAGGAGCGCCCGTTCGGCCGACGCCGCGAACGCACGTCCAGCCCGTTCGGCGGTTGCGACATCGGCCACGCCACCCATGTTGACGGTCGTGTTGAACACAACCGGCGCGGTGAGAGTCGCCGTCCCCGTACCGCCCTGCGCCGATCCGGCCGACATGACTCCGGCCCGTACGGCCCGCTCGATCGCGAGGGACCGGTTGTGCGGGACAATCGCGCCCGGCGCGGACGGGACGAACAGTTCGGCGCCGCGTTCACCGACCCAGATCGGGACGCCCGGCATGACGCCGCCACCCGACGCGAACCGGCCGAGGTTCAGGGTGCCGCTGACGTGGAAGACCTGCGGCGGCAGTGACGGCTTGAGGATCAGGTTCACGAGCCGGTCGCGGGCGGCGTCGTCGATGGCGGCTTCGGCGGCAGTGGTTTCGGCGAGGCCGTGGAGTTTGGCCTGCCGGTCGTGGGCGGCAGCGTCGAGTTCACGGGTCGCAGTGACGGTGTTCGCGTGGCCGGTGATGCCCGCGATGCGGGGCCTGCCGCCAGGGTTCGCGGACTGGTTGAGGGCACTCGTCGACGCGCCGGTGTTCGCCTGACCGGTCATGTGGGCGGTGCGCGGGTTCCCGCCAGGGTTCGCCGAGTTGTCGAGGACGGCGGTCGTGTTGCTGACGGACGCCGCTTCGGGCACCGCCTCGATGACCGCTTCACGCGAGACACCCAACGTGTCGAGTTTCTGGAGTGTCGCAGCGACGGCCTTCGGGTCCGGGTTCGGCTGCATCTCGATGACACGCAGGCGCGCGATGTTGTCGAGGATCGCGTCGGCCTTGTCGAGTTGGCCCGTGTCGATCAGGGCCTGGATGTCCATGCGGATCTGGCCCTTCTCGGTGAGCGCATCCGCACGGCGGGCGAGGTCCTCCATCTGCTGCTTGACGAGTTCGGCTCCGATCTGCTGGAACCGGGTCGTGATGTCTTTCGGAGTACCGATCAGGGTGTTCGCGTACTGCTGCGCGGCGGTGTCGCTGAGGCCCATGTCTTTGGCCGCTTGGACCACCTGTTGGCGTAGCTGGTTCTCCCGCAAGATCCCCTGCTGAAGCCCGGCAGTGAGACCACGCTGCGCGACGTCGCGTTGGAGGAGCGCGCCGTTCTCCTGCTGGCGGGCCTGGACAAGTTGCAGGATCGCGTCTTCGTTCTTGTTGCCCGCCTCCGTGTTGCGGTTGAGCGCATCGGCGTTCTTCGTGTGCTCGTCCGAGTTCGCCTTGATGCGGGCGTTCAACTGCTGCTGCGCGTCGGCGGACGCGTTCTGGACCTGCACCAACTCCTGGCCCGACGTGACGACTTGACCTTGCGCGTTCGTCACGCCCTTCAGGGACTGCTGGTACGCGTCCGCCGCAGCGGACGCCGCGTCCCAACTGCCCTGGAGGTCCTTGATGTTCTGGAGCGTGTCGGTGGTGACGACGCCCTGCTGCGCCTGGTGGACCTGGTCGAGCGCGTTCGCGTAGTTGAACGTCTCCGGGTTCAGCTTCGCTTGTTCGAGCGCGGTGCGCGCGATCTGCGCGGCGCGGTCCTTGCCGGATGCGACGAGATCCAACTCGGTGCGGGCGCTCTCACGGAACTGGCGTTCTTCCTTCGCGAGGTCGTTGATGGTGCGTTCGAGATGGTCCGGCAACTCGCTGATGATCGCCTGCAACCGGACCGACTTCGCCGCGTTGTCGTCGACGGTACGACCCGTCCGGATGTACGAGTCGATCAGTTGGTCGTTGAGGGCCTTGTTCTGGCCGTGGATGTCCTTGAGGTCAGTCTGGGTGCGGAGGTACGCGGCAACCGCGACGCGCGCTTGTCGTTGCGCGTCGGTCGAACCGGCGACAGCGTCCGAGTAGGTGTTCTCCGCGATGCCCAGTTCGCCGAGGTCGTCGATGCGCCCCTTGGAGACGAGGCGCTGGTGCGTCCACTCGGCGATGCTTTCCCGGACCTTCGTGTTCGTGTTCTCGATTGCTTGTTGCAGCGTGCGTTCGAGTTCGGCCTGGTTACGTCGGTTCTCGGCTGCCTTCTGGAACGCGATGCCCAACCCGATCACGAGCGGGATAGCGGCAAGGAACGCGATGTTGAGCGCGCCGAGTCCGCCGACCGCGCCGAGCGCGGACGAGCCGACGCCGGTGATGCTCTCGCTCGCGGCGCCCATCGCGGCCCGGAACGGACCGACATTCTCAGCGCGCAGGACCTGGAAGAACGTCCGGAAGTCGCCGATGCCGCCGAGGACGGCCTGCCCGATCGCGGAGATGGCCGTGATACCGGTCCGGAGCGCCGAGCCGAACAGGCCCAACTCCCGGTTCCCGTTCCGGAGATCGCCGATGAATCCGCTGAGACGGATGCCCGCGACCGCGACACCGACCGCGGCGATGGCAGGCGCGAGGAGCAGGAAGTTCCGGGCGACGAGCGACACGAGCGGGCCGAGGATGCGGAACCCCGTCGAGATCAGCGTCGAGATGACGGGGATGAGGTTCGAGAAGGCGTCGGCGAGGATCGGGAGCACTTGGATCGCGAGTGCGGTGAGTTCCTGCACCAACTGGATGATCGAGGGCAACATCTGCTCGACCGCTCGTTGCACCGCGGGCGCGACCCGCTGGAATGCTTGCGACAGCGAGTCGCGAACACGGTCGAGGGAGGAGCGGAGCGCGTCGTTGTGCTGCGCCAGTTGGAACAGGCCGATGGCCGCGACCGCCGCGAACGGAGCGATCTGACCGAGGGTGCGGAGCATCGCGCCGAGGTTCCCCGCGAAGCCGCCGAGCTTCCCGACGTTGCGGCCGAGGAACCCGACGTTGGTGCCCGCCTCGCGCAGCGACGCCGACGACTGACCGATCCCGATGAGGCTCTGCGTGATCGGACCGATGACCTGGTTGATGGTCCGCAGTCCGAAGAACGCGATGCCGAGGTTCCGCAGGACCGGGAGCAACTTGCTCTGGTTGGCGACGACGAAGTCACCGACGACCTTGACGAGATCAGTGATCCGTTGGATGACCGGCTGAAGTTGCGACCCGAAGGTGGTCACGGCTGACGTCGCCGGACCGAGGCCGAGGAAGTCGCCGATCAGGTTCGCGATGACGCCACGCACCTGCTGCAACGGGCCGAACAGCACCCGGCTGAACTGGTGCGCGACTTCACCGACGAGTGGGGCGAGGTCGCGCAGAACCGGCGTGAACTGCTCGATGAAGATGGCGGCGAGATCGCCGAGCACCTCGACGAGCGGGAGTGCCTCATCGACGAAGTCCGCGATGGCATGCGCCGCGGGGATGAGCACCGGCAGGAGCCGGGAGAGCGCGTCGCCGAACGCGTTGAGGACGCGGCCGACGACCGGTCCGAAGACGCGCGCGATCTCCAGGAGGAACGGGATGATCTGTCTCGCAAGCCGTGCGAACGCGGGACCGATCGACCCGATGGCGGTCTGGATGACGGGCACCGCGTCGGCGAGACCGGACTTGAGCGCGGGGATGATCGGCTGCAAGCCGGTCACGAGCGTGGTTCGCAACGTGTCCTTGAACGTGGAGAACAAGCCGTTCAAGGTCTGCGCCTGGCGTGCCATCGCGCCCGCCGCTCCGGGCACGTTGTTCATCGAGTCGGTGATGGCCTTGATCGCGACGTCGGCGGGGATGAGGCCCTCGTCGGAGAGCTTCTGGATCTCCGAGCGGGGCTTGTCCATCGCCGCCGCGAGCCGGTCGAAGATGTCGCCCCGGTCGAGGTTCGGGAGCCGCTCCGCGATCTGGTTCAGTTCCTCGGCGGAGAGCTTCCCCTTCGCCTGGATCTGCGCGAGGGCGGTGACGACGCCTTCGATCGCGTCGCCGCCCACACCGACGGCGGCTGCCGCGTTGCCGATCGAGGTGAGTGTCGCGATGGCTTGGTCGCCGGTCTGGCCGAGGGAGATCAGCCGTTGCGTCGCGGTCGTGAGTTGCGGGAACTCGAACGGGGTCGCTGCCGCGAACTTCTGAAGGCGGGTGATGAACGCCTCGGCTTGCTGGCTCGATCCGAGCAGGCCGGTGAACGCGACCTGCGTCTGTTCGAGCGACGCCGCCGACTGGATGCCGAACGTGACGAGCCGCCCGGCCGCGGACGTGAGGCTCGTCGCGATGTTGGACGCGACTTCGACGCCGATCTCACGCGACGTGTCGGAGATCCGGCGGAACGCCGCACCGATGCGCGAGGAGGCCCGGTCGGCTTGCCCTTCGACGTCGGAGAACAAGCCACGGAACTCGCCGCCCGCGGTGCGGGTCCGGCGGGCCGCGTCCTGCATCGCCTCGGGCACCCGGTTGATGGACCGGACCGCCGCGCTCGTGTCGACGTCGGGCGCGCGGATACCACGCGCTTCGGCACTCGCCTGCCGGAAGCTGTTTCGCAGCGAGTCGCGGATCGAGCGGCCCGCCCGCTGGACCGTGTTCTCCGCCTGCGACAACGCACGCCGGAGGTTCGAGTTGAGATCGGTGAGGAACCCGGAGGTATCGGCAGTGACCGATATCGACGCGGAGCCGATGTTCTTACCGGGGCCGACCGAGGTCATCGGACTACGTCACCCCTCGCATGTAGCCGAGCACGCCGTCGGCTTGGGCTGCGGCCTCGTCCTCGTCAATCCACCAGTCCGGCACCTTCCGGTCGTACCGGCCTTGGTGCACGACACGCTGTGGCTGTGGCGGCACGGGTGCTGGCTCCGGTTCGACGAGTCGGATCGCGGGCGTGCCGTCGGCCCGGAGCGCGCGCAGGTGCGCGGGCAGGTCGTCGCCCGGCATGACGGCTGGCTGCTGCTGGGCGTGGTGGGCGGCGAGAACGACGCTCACGAGGTTGAGGAAGCGGCCCGCCGCGAGGTCGAGCGGGTCGATGCCTTGGAGGGCGCACTGTCCGTCGAAGCCGACCCAGTTGTCGATGGCCCACTGGGCGAGTCCGACGGACTGCTCGTAGGGCGGGCCGTGTACGCCTCGATCAGCCACGCGGTGATGTCCATGAGCATCGGCAGTGAGACCGGCCGGGCCGGGTCCCGGAGCCGGGCTTGGAACACCGGGCGTGACTCGGGCACGAGAACCGTGTCGAGGAACAGGACGAACGCCCGGACCTGTTCGTCGACGAGCGTCGCCTCGTCGGTCATCTGCGCGAGGTCAAGCAGCACGCCGGAGGGACACTCCGCGACGCACTCATAGATCTCCTCGTCGTCGATGTTGAACGTCGGAGCGTCCCGACGCTCGGTCGTGAACGTGCGGTGCATGAGACTCCTTCGGGTAGCGCGGTTGAGGATCATCCGCGTGCCGCCGCGAGCGCATCGCGCAAGAACGGCCGCGGCCGAACCCCACGTACTTGGCGAGCGAAGACGGTTCGTAGTGACCCCTTCGGTCGGAAGACGAGGAACCGGGCATGGACGGGCCGGATCGGACCGCGCCCGGCGTAGATGCCGGTGCCCTCATGGACGTAGGGCGCGTACTTGACGTTCGTGCCGATCACTGCGTACGGCGTGTTTCCGTTGCGTCGCACCTGGTAGGTGATCGACGACCGGAGCCGTCCCGTGTCGACCGGGCACAGCGCCTTCGCCGCGTTCTGGACTCGGATCGCCCGGCGGGTCAGGTCACGGAAGACGGGGCCGGTCGGGCCGGAGAGCAGGTCGGTGATCGCGGCGTTGTCGAGGTGCACGTCGGCCACGATCGGTCATCGTGGCACCGGACTCCCCGAATCCGAAGCAATCGACATTTCGGACATTTCACGAGGGGATGGTGACGGTCACCGTGCCCGGATACGTGCCGTGCGCGTAGATCTGATCGCCCCGGACGAGGTCGGCTTTCGGGGTCCACTCGCCGACCGTGTTCCACGTGTGGCTCGTCGGCGTCTTCGCCGTCCACGCCTGGCCCGGCACCGCGTTGACGATCTCCGTGGCCGTGTCCCAGGTGATCCGCCACTGGTCGCCTTCGTGCAGCGGGATCGACGCCGACAGCGACGACGTCGTCGTGCCGCCTTCCCGGACGTGCGCCGGGAGGATGCCCCAGGTGATGACCACGCCCGGCGGCGGGTTCGGAGTCGGGAGCGGCGGGGGCGCGTCGCAGACGCAGCCGTCGAGGTGCACGAAGCCGGACATGAGCGCGCCGACGCAGCCGCCGTCCGGGCCGAGGAAGTTCATCTCGCCGGGCAGGACGTCGAGGAGGATGCCCGCGCCCTGCATCGTCTCCTGCCAGCCGACGAAGCAGCACGAGATCCCCCGCCGGATCGCTTCCGCCGCGCCGTACACCGCCCGCGACGACGTCTCCAACTCGTCGACGGTCGGGGGCGAGCCGTCGGTGTGGGAGGTCGGCGCACACTGGAGGAACCCCAACTCGAACTCCATCGCGTACGGCCCGGAGCATGGCGACACGGTCAGGTTCATCTCGGGGAAGATCGTCGAGCGGTAGAGCCGGTTGGCCTTCACCCACAGTTGCCCGTTGCAGCAGTCGTCCCAGGCGACCTCACCGATCGCGACGAAGCTGCGGTCCGGGCAGCCGAACTCGCTGCCGGTCAGCGACTCGCACGCGCACTGGAGGACGGCGTCGAGGATGTCGAACCACGACGGCGGGCTGGTGACGATCGCGGGCTGTTCGACGCTCGGGATCACCAGACGGTCCTCGCCGACGGGAGCGCGTCGGCCCGGTAGACCCTCCCACCGCGTGTCAGGTTGTGCGGGTTGAGTGCCGCCAACGCGAGGTCGACCGCGTAGAGACCGGTGCGGCCGTTGTCCATGAAGTCCATCGGGTCGAGCATCGCGAACGACACGCCTTGCCGGGTGATGGACGTGACCCGTTGCGGGAGCGCACAGTCGGCGCCCGGCGTGCACGACTTGACCAGTTCACACGCGAGGACGCGGGCCGCTTCCCGGAGCATCTCCGGCGGTTGTCGGCCCCGTTCGTAGTCGATGATGAACGAGCCGGGATCGGTCGGTCCGGCCGCGAGGTCGGAGCAGGCGGGCCACTGCTGGCCGTCGAGTCGGGTGAGCCGCGAGCCGGAGTCGACCCGGTACGCGGTCGACGGGAGTTGCTGGCCGTCGACCCAGACGGCGGTCATGCGGAAGATCGGGCCGGGCACCACGACGGTCGGCAACGCGACACAGCCGCACGACTCGGGTGGGCAGTGGCACTGGAGTGCCGCCAGGAGCCGGTAGGACTCCGGCCACGGCGTCCCGACACCCCACATGGACCATCCGACCGGGATGGTCGAGCAGCGGGTCACACAGGGCCGTACGGAGACTGGGCAGACGAGGTAGCGGCGTCCCGACAGCGCCCAGAGGATCTCGGTCGCGGCGTCGATGGCTTCGTCGATGAGGCCCTGGTCGACGGGACCGATCGAGCCGCAGCACGCGCCGAGGTCGTCGATCCACCGCGAGCACGGTGGCCGTTCGACCGGTTCGGCGAGCGTCCCGAACGCCACATCGAAGTCAGGGCTGAAGCTCACGGTCCTCCGAGACCAGCCCAGCCGACGCCATTCCAGACGCACAACTTCGGCTGCCCGGTCGGCCACTCGAACATGCAGAGTTCACCGACCTGCCCCTGGTAGTTCGTGAGATCGTCGGTGGGTCGGAGCGGCGCGATGACCTTGCCCGCTGCGGCAACCTGACCGAACAGTTCGGTCACGACCGTCCGCATCGCCGCGGCGGTGATCTTGCCTTGGTCGTTGTCGGGGAGCAGCGCCAGCAGTTCGTCCAGCGTCACATCGGCCTCTCAGGCTACGGCGCGACGCCTGCGACCCACGCGGAACCGTCCCAGTACGCCTGCCCGGCAGTACCGGCGGTGCCGGTCTGCATGAACTCGCCGGTCGCCCACGCGGTCGTCGGCGACGCAACGATCGCCGGGGTCGCGCCTTGCAGCGCAGCGACCGAGGCTGGCGGCGTCGATCCGGCCGGGGTCCACGTACCCGGCGTCCCGGCGGTCGCACCGGCCGCGGCGACTACGCCGCCGACAGCCTGGTAGCCACACGCACACTCGGGCGGCGCGACGTCGGTGAGCATCGTCAGCATGTGCTCACCCGGCTCGATCGGTGAGGGAAGCGCGCCCGGTGTCCCGGCGCTCGGTCCCTGGAAGATGTCGTAGGGGCCGGTCCCCCACTGCGCCGACGACTGGGTGTGTGCAGAAAGCGTGAAGGTGAGCGGCCCGTTCTCGATCGTGAGGTCGCCGGAGATCACGCCACCGACGACGTTCGGGAACAGCCAGTAGAGCCACTGGTACGCGGTGCCGCCTTCGCAGCCGCCGGTACCGGCGACACGGGTCCACACTTCGAGCGCGACGCCACCTTCGCAGCGGAGGTCTTCGGAGAGCGTGAAGCCGATGGACTCGCCGGGCGCGCCGCCGTCGGTGACGATCCGGTTGCCGGTCATGAGTTCGTACAACTCGGGGTCGACTTCGCAGAGCGCGATCTCCAGTTCGAGGAACTTGAGGATCGAGCAGTCCTTCTCGGACACGCAGAGGGTGCCGTTGGCGAGCTTCTGCGTGAACTCCTCGCCGTCTTCGATGTTGGCGCTCACCCCGATCGAGATGAACCCGCACGACACGACGGACGCGTTCGCGCCGGGAATGACCGCGCCGCAACCGTCGACGCGTGTGGCCCGCATCGACAGGCCCTTGATGCTGGCGAAACAACGGCTCATCCGGCCCTCCTCGGGGAGTTCACGCTCGGGCCGTAGGTTCGCACCGTCCGCCGCGCAAGTGGTGCATTAGGTGACGGTGACCGTCACCGGGGTGGTCATGGGCGTGGCGCCGGTCACGGCGGTGAACGTCGCGCCGTCAAACAACTGGATCAGCGGCTGATAGGTCCCCGGCGCGGTGAAGGCGTGGTTCATGTACGTGAACGTGCCCGCTGGAGCCACCGCTGCGGTGACGTTGTCGAAGGTGCCGTCGCCCCAATCGACGCGGTACCAGCTTCCGGCGTTCGTGACGTCGACGCTGGCGTACACCCGGTACTGCTTGCTCTCGTTGACGAGTGCCGTACCCGGACCCGAGAACGTCAGCGTGGGTCCGCCGAGGACGACGGGGTTGAGGTTCGTGTTGGCAACCGGGCCGAACTGCGTCGGGAAGCCAGGGTTGTTGATCGGTGCGTTCACGTTCGCGGTCGGCTGGAAGCTCCCGTTGGTCGCGTACGTGTGCTCGACTCGGATGCCGGGGCCGTTGAGGTCGGCCACGCCCGTGGTGATCTGCTGCAACTGACCATCGCCCCAGTTAACGAGCAAGGCGCTCCCGGCCGGAATCGGCACGTCGGTCTTCAGCACCGTTGAGGTCGTGTACGGCGACGGGACACCGCTCGTGAGTGGCGGCGCGAACGTCATCGGACCGCTCACGGCGACCTTGTTCGGGAAGTTGCTCACGGCAATCG